TACATTCCTGATTTCAGCTGAGTTTGACCCGATATATGAATTTATTGGCTCCCAGCTGTCAGCCACATCTTCTTTCATATACAGATAATTGACTCCAAACCCACGCCACGTTACACTTACAAATGATAGTATTATACCACCTTCTCTTTTCCATGTTTCATTTGCAGTTAGCCCAGCTACAAAAATGACCAATGCAGTTTCACTTTCATAGTCAGGGATTGTTACAGAATCACTATAAACTTCAGCCCTGTATTCTAGAGCGCTTATTTTACGACGCATTTCTTGAGTTCTGCCAATCCTTGTAATTCTGAATAGCTTGGCAACTTTTGTGATTTCACCGAATGCATATACATCATTTTTTACCGGAGTCTGGACCCAGGTTCCTGTCAATGTTAGGACAGTTTGAGGTAGTTCTGTTCCCGGATTGACAACTGCGACTTCTTCAAGATCGTCATCATCGTAATGCCTAACCAGCACATGATATGTTACCCCAATTGTTTGTGTTATTGGACGATCAAGGGTGATTGAGCCGGATGTGGCAGATACGACATGCCCTGAAAAACCCCATTGCGGAACATCATGAGATACATAAATAACATCTCCAACATTTGAAGCCAGTGCGTCAACTTGGACTTCAAATTCAATGACCTGCATAAGATATTCATTGCAATTCAGGAGGAATTTGGCATGTTTTGCAGCTAATGCTTGAGAAGTTGCCCCGTACAATGTAAGGGACATTTTATTTTCATCAGAAGATTCCGTGTCGAAATCTGTCGTTCTTAGCTCAAAACTTCGATTTTCATAATCATGGGCGGCATCAAAATAATTTGTTTCTATAACATTTATTCTATTTTCCCTGGAGAGATATGTTTGTTTGAATGTGTCTTCTATGATATTTCCGATTCCAAATAATTGAACCGGATCATCTGCTTTGTCTATTACAACGCCGAAGCTTGTACCCTTCTGAATTACATGCCCGCGTCCTAATGCACTGGCCCTTGCCAACGCGTCAGGAATTGATAGAGTTGTGTCATATATAATATTGCAAGTATAGCTATTTGTTGTACAGAATGTCGCCCATGCCGCAAACTCTGTATAGTTAATTCTTGTATAGCTTATTCCACATCCATATACATCATTGTTCAAAATATCATAGCACACCCATGCTGGATTATCTGATGCAACTGTATGGGGTGTGCCATCAGTCTCATATACTGTAATATTTCCTCTTGTAACGATGCACGAAACAGATGGAACTCCACCACTTAATTGATCAGTTGCCATAGCAGTTATAGACAGAAGTGAAGCGCCTGGATATCTGAAATCATCCTTGACAATTCCTTCAACATAATCAACATACATATCTAAGAAATAACGGTTGGATGGCCACATTGCATTGGCAGTATCTGTGGAGCGACCACCTAAAATTCTGATTCTGTATTTGCCTGGAGTTAAATCTTTTGCTGTATAATAAGGCCAACATGGGGATGATGTCCCATAGTCAGTTTGTGCATGCCATTTAAGAGCAGAGGTCACGCCAGCATAAAATTGCCCAGATAACCATGACTGCCAAGCACCCCAAGTATCAGGGTCAGTTCCGGTTCTAACGCTATATTGAACAGTAATTGGAGTTGATGCTGGAATTAAAGCTCCATCACGTTGATAGTATCCAAGCCCTTGTGGAAATGAAATCCCAATCCCAATTCCTGTAGTTTCATCTCCAGGGATTTCAATTGTAACCCAAGCTTGATCAGTAGAATGTATCCCGCTTGTTTGCTGAGTATGGGTGTCCCTGAATTTGCCAATTACAGTTTGATCAGTTGCTCCATATCTTTTAGCAACAGAAACATTAGGATAGTTACTATATGTAGATCCATTTAATTTTATACTGTCTATATCTGTTACAGCATGATCTGAAATTGCCAGCAACAAATTGAGCTGCTGTTTGCCTGGCCAGATATTGGTTAAATATGCCCCTATAATCGGTGGCAGAATTTTGGCTGTGCCGTATATAACCGGCCAAGCTCCACCTTCAGTTGTCTGGTTAACTCCGCCCCAACTGTATGACGAAGAAGCCCCCTGCGCATCCGGTTCAGCTATTGGAATTAAAGCATTGATTAACATTCCGCCAACGACTGTTATACCAGCAGAGAGCAACATTCCGCCTCTTGTTAGAACTGTAGCTCCTGTGGCGGTTGTAGCTGTCATCCCAAATAAATACGGTGCATAATATGCAATTATTAAAAGACCGATCGTTGCAATCAAGCGACCTACATCATCGCCGGATGGGGAAAGACAGAAAACTATGTTTTGTTGAGGAAATGGGATTGCATGGCTATCAACGATTTTACCGTTGATGCTTGCTATCACATCAAAATCTTGAGGGATTTCAGGGTAGGTTTCATCAATGTATTGTTGAACAGTTTTGCCTTCATAATCCAGCTTGTGAATTATTCTTGAACTTTGTGGGTTAAACGGGTCTTTAATTGCCGTTAAAAGTATAGAATTTTCGTTTAGCATAGAGTGGGTTGTCCAATTTTTCAATTGTTACAGCACCCCTGGCTTTAGAGGTGTGTATGAACCTGTTATCGCCAATATAAACTCCGATGTGATGGTAAAACGGTAATCCGAACTGCATGGCGATCATGCAAGGTACCGGAGGTGATTTACATTCTGTCCAGTCAGTCCGTTCTTCAATTATCGCCGGCATGTTTTCAAGGTTGCAATCAAATGTTTTGCGTGAAACAGCATATTCCGGAATATCGATTCCAAATCTTTTGAAGACTTCTCTGGCGAGCCACCAGCAATCCGTTTCTTGAAATTTAAATGGTATGCCTAATAGATCAGACAAAAAGGCCTTTTGATCCGACACCTGGTGCTCCTCCGAAGTTGATTGAATTTGCCATTGTTTCTCTGCAAGTATCTAATGTTCTGTCACATGTTGTTTCGACACCTGCATATTTACAAAGTGCTCCTTTGAACTCTTTGAATCTACATGTATTTCGCCATATCCTGTTTCTTGGAAATCTTTTGTTCCATGGATTAACTGATCCAAGTGTAAAGGTTACCCACATGCTATTTGTGTTTGTCGCAATTATGTTATAAGTCAACTCTATTTCAGCAGTTGGATTGTTAACTCCAGAACCTAAACTGGTTGTAGTTACATTGATTGAATTTACGATTCGAATAATCACAACTGAATCGACCATTCCCTCTTGAGCTTCGAGATACGGCTCAAGTATTCTGGCTGCATTCGAGACTTTTAAGCCAACGCTTGGCACTTCGCCTTTGGATGTATCGCCGATTTCGTCAAGATCAAACGGAAATTTTGTGTATACATTACCGGAAGTTACCGGCCATGTTACATCTTCAGTATTGTTGACTACGCGAAGAACCGTTGTGTCCGGCATGGTTATTTTCAGCAGTACAAGCCATGCATGGGTTGTGGATAACTTATTTTTTTCAATAAATGCTCCGGCAGATAATGTCATGCTTGCTCCAATACAAGACCTGTCAAAGTATAACTGAATGTCCCACCTATATAACCAAGTGGACTAGCATCAGGTAGCTCACCTTCAGCAAACCTGACAACATATACTGTTGATGTTTCTGGGTGAGTGAAATTGAATGTAGACCCGATATAACTAGTGAAGAATGCATGTAATGTAGCATACTGAGTTGTAGTGAGCTTCTTCCAACCCAAAGTGAACACCCATCTAGTACTTGTGTGCTTTGGCCTAGACTGTACGGCACCGCTTTCAAATTGAGTCTTTATTTGTGCTTTAACAGGTCTCTGTAAAAAATGTTCCCTTGAAGTATCTGGAAGTGAAGATGGCCAATCAGTCATTATCTCCTCCTCATAATATCTCTCATACCACTTTTATTTCTATCATAGGCATCCATTACAACGCCTATGACCCATCCTTCTCCATTAAATTGTGGTTGCTCTACATGTGATTTTGCTTCAACTCCAGTATTATTTTGGACAACTATGCTTACATTTGGTGGGGCATTCTCCCCGAAGCCACCTCCACCTTTTTCCTGGACAATACCTTTCATCTTGCTCTTTGGCATAATGTATTCTGGCTCAACTTCTCCAAGTGAGTAGTTTTTGCCTGTTCTTGTGCCAACTCCCATAATTGGCTCATTAATCCATCCACCTTCTGCCATCCCGTAAACAACACCAGATGCATTTGCAATGGCCCCAGTTGATAACCTTGTAGCCCCAGCAGCACCGCCTCCTCCTAGCCCACCACTAATAGGGAATACATCAGCTAGTCCTTTCATCATCCGTTGCATTAGCATTTTAGATAAAAAATCAAGATATGCAGATAGCATACTATCAAGCATCTTTGCCCAAATGTCTTCAATGTTATCAAAGCCTGTTTT